TAATTTACTTTTTATCAGGCTATAAGCATTCTGAAGGTTGCTTTCTTCAACTCCAATTTCATCCTTGATATTGTCCTTTTTATATGACTGAATGACACCCTGCAAAAAAGGAAACGATGTTTCAGAATTAAGGATGAATTCATCTTCATTATCGACATTCGCTTTTTCAATATACTTATGTATTCCTCTGGCAAGGTTATCTTGCTTTAACTTTATAAATGAATCTCTGATTACTGATAGTATTATAGTTATAGTTGTTAAACGCTGCTGCCCATCAACAATTCCAAAGTATGGCTTTGCTGACTGAAATACGACCATAGAACCGATGAAATAATTGTCATCTTTATTCTTGGTTATATCCTCCCAAAAATTCTCAACTTCATCTTTTTCCCATGAATACGGTCTTTGGAACCTCGGGATTTTGAAGTAGCCCGATGAGAAAATATCCTGAATTTCCTTGTCATTAGCTTCAATTTTCATCGATAACCCTACTGTTCTTATAAAATTTTCTATAGATAGAAAAATATAACCTTAAATCAATTTGACATCAACAAGATAATTAATCTTAAATGAATGGGTGGTATGAAGAGTTTTCATCTTTATGTATTAACAATACTAGCATTAATTCTGCCAGTAAAATTATTTAAACGATATCACATAACTTAATTTCTATGGCCCCCGTTCTATTCATTTTCGCAGTTTATCGAGACCAAATTATGTAAATAAAGTCTGCTTCTAGCACATAGCGGACTGCGTATAGGCCAATGTCCGCTATGAGCGAGGAGCGGAAGTTATATTAACAAGTAATTAGCATTTTCATTAAAATCACCATGAAGGATAATTAGGGTTTTTCCCTCTTAAAAGAGATACTTTGTCAATTATCTCAACAGAAGCAGTTCTATAATCCTCCTGCTGAAGTAGGTGAACTGCATGATCTCTTAATTCTTGCAAAGTGGAAAAGCTGTTACTTTCGATGAGTATTATAATTGTCTTAATGTACTTAAAGATTTGTTCAGAGGATTTGTTCGCGTCGACGTTAAGTTCGTAAAAATCTTTACCATCATGAACAAGCTTGTTTCTTACGTCAGTATATAACTCGTCATAAACCTCTAGGTTTTTCTTAAATTTGATTAGTGAGTTATTACATGTAAGTGCTGCAATGTAGGTCCTTTGCTTCCATCCTTTCCAATTTGGGTCAATATTAGCAAGACCATCAAGTGCAAAGACTAGGTTTAGAAATTGTGATTCCGCGCCAATTGAATAAAAAGATTGCCTACATGCCCTAACTACGGAGCTAACTAATTTTGAAAGTTCATTTTCAACGACTCCATCGTAGATAGAAGATAAATATTGCAACCCAGGGTAATACAAGCTGTCAACCTGAGGGCCTAGCCAATTATTACTCACGGCAAGGGGTCTTGATATTCCACTTATCTTAATTGGTTTAAGATGAGTCATCTCACGAGGAATGATTTCTACATCATAAAATCCGTCAGAGCGTTGACCTGCAGGATTAGGGGTATATTCCATACGTGTAAATGAGCTGTGAGAAAATCTGACTAAATCAAGCGCATATTCAGCTATAGACAAACACATGTTTATAACATGGCTGTTATGATCAATGCTTGAATTAAGTTTTAATAAATCAATATATGGTAGGTCACAGTTAAACTGTATATACGAACCATCTTGCTCTGATAATCGCTTATGTGACTCTTCATCAAATTGTCTTCCGCAATAAAAAATATACTTTCCGATCTCGATGGTTTCCTGAATGAAAATCTTCTCAATCGGCACAATAACTATGCACTCCATATTTTTGTTTTTACCCTCTAATTCAGCTAATTCTAGGTTAGAGCTTCTTGATTTAGCTAACTCTATTTCTACCCACTCAAAGCATATTGAGAAGTCTTCTAGAGTTTCGATACTGCTTTTTTGATAACTATCCTTGGTGTATTTAAATGTAATGCCATCTCCTTCAGGATAGGCACTGGCCCAATATCCCATATCTCTTAACTTTTTTAGAGATGTTGAGATATCGTCGACTTTATTAATAAAATCCTCTTTTCGCCATAAAACATTGCCAGTGTAGTTTTCGTACGGTGGTATTAAACGAGCTTTCATATAACTTCCTTATTATCCAAGAGGATGTGACTGAAATTTTTATCAGACTTATCTACAATAATATAAATTGACATGAAAAATCTACTCAACAATTAACCGTTATGATTTGCTTGCGACGACTAAAACATGCCGATGGGTCGCATCCGCTCCTGGCACAGAGCTGCCGTCAGCTTAGATTAAGCTCTATGCTGTAACCCTGCCAGATCAGGTCTGAGCTAATACAGCTTATGCTATGCGGTGCCACAACATCTGTAGCTTGTGGCGTTCAATGACGCTGATCGCCTGTCCCTGTCCGAGTGCTTCTGTCTGTGCCCAAACGGTATGAACGTGCGCCGGTACGGTGGCCTCGTGGATATGGTCTTCAGCCTCGCTTGTGTAGTTGCGTTTTCTGTGGCTGTCGTTGTCGGAGCCAACTATATAATCGTCGTCCCACGCCTCGCCGGGCGCGGACATTCCTCCCTGATGCCAGTGCCTACCAGCTGACGTTGTTTGCAGCGTTTGCGCCCCTTGCTCGCTTGTGCTTCCCGACACATTCAGCACTGACTGCGGCAGGTTGGCTCGCGCAATGGTCACGGTGTCGCTGCCACCCTGGGTGCCTACGTCGGAACCATCTGCTTTTGCCGATCTGATTGTTAGGTGTTCACCGGCATATTCCCACGTTGACCACGGCCAACGTTCATTAGGATTTAAGTTCTGGTTGAACAAACGAGAAGTTCCCACAGGATTATCCAGTTCCCATGCCTGGCGGATTGCGGTCGCAATGGCAGCTTTGATGGCTGCCGGCGTTGCGGCTAGTTCTTCGCTGTCGCTGTCCGTGGCGCTGCTCAATTGAGCAAATCCTTTGGCTTCTAACGTGGCGTCTGGGTGGTTACGCGATTGCTCATGGTCTGACAATTGATCATCGGTGTAGTCTTTGACCTTTTCTTCCAGAGTATTGACGTCTTCGACCGTTGCCAAAACAACAGACGGATCAGCAATCAGTTCCACCGCCGCCGTGCTGCTAACTTTCAACTGCATCCTGATGATTTGGAAGCGGCCGGAACCTTCTGCCACCAATGGCTTATAGGTTTCCGGCATGTTGCCAACGGCAATGCATTCGCCATCCTCGGCATATAGCGCCAACTCGCGAAGCCAGAAGCCGCCAATTTGTGGCGGCATAATCATTTCAGCCTCAATGACGCTGGCGTCACTGTCAGCGATCACCAACTTATTCAGTGCGCCGCGGTACTGCTCTTTGATCAGACTGGCGCTTCCAGCGTTTGGCATCGACAAAAGGCCGCCACCATCGCCAACGGCCATTTCTGCGATGGCTAACGGCTGGCCGGTGGCTGCGGCATTCGCTATGCGTTCCGCTCCAGCGGCAGTGATCAGCGTGAGAAACTTTTTATCGGCCATATCCCCACCTGTTAATTAACGAATTCGCCACGCAGGCTCATGATCGTCTTGATTTTGTCGCGTTTATCTTTCTGCTCTTCGGCAGTCAATACGCGATCATACGCAGCGAAGCATCCCCACGTGCCAGGCAACCCCATATTTTGCTCGGGGCTGGTAGCACCATTAAGAATTAACGGGCGAGCTGACTTGGATCGCTTGGCAATCGGTGTTGCCCTGCGCTCACCACCGGAGCGTGTTATAGAAGCCTCAGTGTTTGAGACTGTGACAGTGAATCGCGTCCAACCACCTACCGCGCCGCCGTGCTCCACTGATGTCACAGAAATTGTTCCTGCCTGCCCGTTGTTAACATCTCCAGTGGCAACCTGCAAAATCAGCGCACCATTCGGTTCAATGCGCAATTGAATACCTGAAAATGGTGCTACACCAGGATAAAAGTTAGAGAAAATGCGGCCTGAGACTGCTGGCAGATTCATATTGATGCATATAGCAAACGTCATTTCGTCAGTTTCGATAATGCCCGTATCAGCGCCATGCGCCGAGTCAGCAACAGCGATCATTCCGCGCTTGGTAAAATCGTTCTCTGTCACTAGGTCGCGGGCATTTCCGCTGGAATCGTATTTATCTTGCATACCATATGTGGCGAGGCTGGCATCGTCATTCAGCAGCATTTCCGGCTCAGCTAATTCCAAATCACTGGCATTAACGACGCCATCACAAATAATAATCATACTGCCTCCTGTTTTAATAAACCCACTTGACCAACACCGATGGTTGCCGCATTGGCCGCGATAATGACCTTAATTTCAGTTACACCAACAGGAACAATGACGTCGTAGCTGAATGTCATAAATCCGCCGGTTGAGTGATTCCACGTCCTGATCCCGGCCAGATTCGTTTTAAATTCGTCGTTGGCTTCGAGATAACAGGCCGTTGAGTTTTTATCTGTAACGTCTGTTTTTACTCTGAAACTGAATGTACGTTTTTCGCCTGGCGTAACGATCACGGTTTGCGATACACGCGCAATTGTTGTTCCCACGCCGGTTACTGTGAGAACGTTACCGACGACAGCGGGGTCTGTCGAAACAGCGACGCTACCGGCTTCCACTGTCCAGCCTGCTGGCACACTCGCGGCGACGTCCAGAAACAGCGGGTTAACAATGGCATTTGGCCCGCCGGCGGTTGCAGGGTTGGCAATCGCGAGCTGTGGATATACCGGCATTGTGTATGGCTCCACTGCCTCAGCTAGCGTTTTACCCATGTGAAATGATCCTAGTGAGACAGGGTGTGATGGGTCTGGCTGCCCATTCGGCAGTACACCGTTATAGCCCGGTTTCCATCCATCAGTTACAGGGTCAACTGTCGCGGCACGCATATTAACGAACGGAAACCCCTGCTCAATTGAGAATGCATGTAGAAACGCATTAAGCGCATTTTCACGACTCTTCAATTCTGGGTCTGCGTTATTTTGAGCAGCCATTGAACATACAATAGGGATAATCCCGTTTTTTCTGAATTCGGTCAGGATGTATTTGATGTTATTTTTTATTTCAGCGATTGAGAATTTAAAGCTGCCGTCGCTATTTTTTTGAATAACGTCATTACGGCTACCGAGGTATGTGATAAACCGAGGCTTTGCCGCTATCGCAGGTTTTAAATGATCTCGGATCATGTCGGCATTTGTATAGCCACCTGTCGCCCATTGGCCGACATATTTAATCCGACCATTACTAAACAGCGATGCCCATACCTGCCACGAACGCGCGTTATACGTCCATCCGCGCGGCTTACCGTTTTCGGCTGGATTGCGTCCATTGTCAGTCAGGGAATCACCGAAGCCGCCCAGGGTGTTCTGCAACAGCCCGATATGGGTTTCAAGTGGAATGCCGCGATATTCCAGCGTAGCGGCTCCATCATCACGCACCGCAAGCAGGCGTTTCCCTCCCGTAACCAGATTAAACAGGTAACCCGGACGGGGGCGGCGCAATGCCGATGGGCCGATAATCAGTTCTCGCAGAATATTCATGTAATCGGAGAAGGTTTTACCAGGCATCTCCTTTTCACTGTTCTCATTTATCGAGAACATGCTCGCACCCTGACGACTGATAAAATCTACCGGCTTTCTTGATCGGGGCAGCGTCAACAGTCCGCGCGTGCGCTTGTCAGTCGCTGATGCCAGCAACTCTACAGCCTCAACGAATGCTGCCGTGACAATTTTCTTTCCCGTCGGCGTGACAACCCCGTCTACGTTCTCGTATTGCTCTACCCAATAGTTAGTAATGGGGGAGTTGATCGTAAACAACCGGCGGGTTTCGATGCCGTCAGTGACGGCGCGCTGCGCCTCTTCAGGGCTATCGTATATTTTCGCATCACTCATCACTGACGTGTTTAATTTATCCACGTCATTTTTTAATGCCGCGGTGCGGTTTGCCAACTGCCTTGTCGGAATGTTCGCAATACCATCACGGCCGCCGGACACTTCATCTCCGCGCTTGATCTGATATATCGAATCTTCCCACTTTGCCTCTTCTCTTAATTCAGCCATGTTATTTCCCGGAGTAGTGATAGCTGCCGCCAAAGCGCGGAATGCCGTTGTATTTAATGCTGTCGTCTGGTTCATAGTTGGCCGGGTAAACAGTCACGATATCGCCGTCGTAGATGCTGACTGCGGAGTACACCAGGCCGTTTGTTCTGGTGCTCAAGCTCAGTTGCCAGATATGGCGGCTTACTGGTTTTGCGTCGCCAATTAGCCGCTCCAACTCGTTTACAATTTCTTCCGTGATCCCGATGTCCATCACGTCAATCGTTAAACGAAACGTGCCTGCAGGGTCGGCAACCTCCCACCATTCCTCGATCGTCATGGTGTAACCCATGTTTTCGATCACGCGATTAATGGCCGCGACCGTCCCTTTCCGGCGGTGAATGTAAAAGGCATCTTTAACGGCCTTGCGCTTCTCTGCCGGCCTCCACTTTTCATCCCATCGATCGACCGAGAAAGCCCAGGCCAAGTACGGTAGAAACACAATCGGGCATTTGTCCGGGTTCCACAGGTTGCGTAGAGGCACATTCAGATCGCTAACCGCAGCGCATGATTCCGCCGCTCGACGCTCAAGCGCAGAGGAGCCTGGCGGCAGCAGGCTATTCATCCGATCCACCAATTACAACACGGGCATCTGTGCAGTTGGCGGCCTGCGTTTTGTCCAGCACAACATCAGCAAGTGGGCTGCGCAGCTCTACACGTTGCACGCCCTGGGTGTGCAGTGCGGCGTAAATTGCAGTTAGGCGAATATCACGACCAAGGCGCCGCTGCTCGTTGATATAGGCATTCAGGCGCTTTTGCGCGTCGGCAAGAATTGGTTCTTGCGCTGGCCCCGGATAGACATAAAGCACGGCGTCAATCCCATAGTTGATGATGCTGGCAGATTGAACCGTGAGGCGATCAGCTACGGGCCGCACTGCCTGATCGTTAAGTGCAGCGTCAACTTTCGCCAGCAATTCGGGGGAGGCCGTTCCATCCCCGTCGCGGGAAAGAATCGTGACAGTGACCAGCGCCGGCGCCGGGCTGATCGCCGATGCATCTGCAACTTTTCCATCTGCGCTTAGTGCGTGGAACTCATAGGCGCCGGTTGGTCCGGCGACGCTCATTCCCTCGAATGCCGCCGGGATGCGCTGGCGAAAATCTGCATCAGACTCCATCACAGCCTCAACTGGCGGGATGGCTTCGCTGTCTTCAGGGATAATTGTCAGGCGCGGCGTGTTGTTGTTGGCGCCAAGCTGGTCGAGGTCGCCACCGATGGCATACGCCACCATCACGGCTTGTGCAGCCTCGTTGATGCGTTGGCGTAACAGCATTTCCCGATAGGCATTCTCCTGCAGCAGCATCACGATCGGCTCAGATTCCAGCTCCAGAGTGCGTGCTATGGCCTCGCGCTGCTCTTCAGGATAGAGCTCAAGCAGGCGCGCCTTTCTTTCCTCAAGCAGGCTTTCAAAGCTCAGGGTTTCCACTACCTGGGGCGGCGGCAGTTGTGAAAGGTCGATCACGCTCATGATGCGCTCCCGTACGGAATTGAAATGTTGATGCTCGCCGTGGTGTCGTTCCTGCTGCCGGATACATCCACAATCATTTGGCCGTCAATCTGCGTGGTCACAGTGACGGCCGTCAGTGACACGCGCGGTTCCCAGCGATTGATAGCGCTGTATGCTGCGGCCATCAGCTGCAATCGGGTTGTGTCGTTTTGAGGCTGGTCGATCAGCTCGGACATCAGCGAGCCGAACGGGCGCCGGGTGATCCTGCTGCCGATTGGAGTCAGCAAAATTTTGCTGATTGATTGACGAATGTGATCGATATCTTCGACGGCGCGGCCGCTACTGGTGTTCATGCCCTGGTACATCATTTCACCGGCCCTCCCGATATTCCGCCGCCTGTCTCTACGCCATCGTGCACATGCTCATCAACGATGACGCCATTGGATGTGAAGTGGCCGCCGCTGTGTGTGATGTCGCCTGTCATCGTCCCGCCATCAGTGACTGATAGTTGAGCCGTTTCCAGCAACTGAGTGCATGTGACTTTTGGTGTTTCCAACCTGATCCCTGTCGCCGCCTTAAACAGCGCTGTTTTCACACCCTCCACGGTCAGGGCGCCAGCTTCGGGGTCATAGCTGAACCTTGCACCGTCGGGGAACTCCGCAACCCAGGCACTCTCCAAATCCGAGGGGGCTGAGTGAGCGTCCGAAAAAATGGCCGGCAGAACAAAGGCTGTTGTCAGCTCGCCGGCCATACTCAAAATCAGCACCTGCTCCCCGACAGATGGCGCCCACCATGTGCGCGCACTGCCTGCGCGCATGGTCAGCCATTTGAGCGGCGTGGTTTCAAGCGCGCCGGTTTGCACACGGCATAGGCCGTTCTCTGTATCGACCTCGGAAATGGTTCCGATTCGGATCAGATTTGTGAGCAGGCGTAGGAGTTCAGAAAGTTGTGTATTCATTGGCACAGCTTGCCACCTAACTTTTTGATTAGGCACATCGATGACTTGTATGAGCCATGATACAATTTTCGTTTTTAAAGTGATGAAAGGGGAGCCTGTGGAATCTGAGCAAGTTATTGACGCGTTAAAAAAGTTTAACGACAGACTGGAGAATGAGGTGGCTCCAGCCTATGACGATAAAGGTGCAGAATTCGGAGATCAGCGTTATGCAGCATTCAAACGTTCTTTTTCAAGGTTTATAATGGAGGAAATACCTTCTGAAATATCAAACTGTAATAATGCATTGACACAGCGAATTTACAAAGTACGCATGAGGTATGTGCCGGAGAGTCAATATTTTTGGAGTTGCAATGGAGAGAGAGTTGCCTCCTACATTGATTCTTTGATAATTGATATTGAGAATGGTGAGTTTGAGCTAAGAGCTGAACCTGCAGAGCATGAAGAATTGGAAAGCAAACCAGTTGAATCTAAACCATATGATAAAGTATTTATAGTTCATGGGCATAATGAAGAGGTCAAGCTTAGGACCGCTAGGTTTGTTGAGAAACTAGGATTTACAGCTGTCATTCTTCACGAACAAGCAAGTCGCGGTAAAACTATAATTGAAAAGATAGAACATTATACAGATGTTAACTTTGCTATTGTTCTTTATACTCCTGATGATCTTGGAAATACAATTGAACAAGCTAAGGCTGGGGAGTTGAACTCTAGAGCAAGGCAAAATGTCATTTTTGAACATGGGTACTTAATGGCTAAAATTGGCAGGGAAAATGTTGTGGCGCTTGTTAGTGATAGATTAGAGTTACCTAATGATATTAGTGGTGTTGTCTATGTTTCTGATGCAAGTTGGGAGATGGATATTGCAAAAGAAATGAAGTCAACAGGATATGATGTGGACTTTAATAAATTATTCTAAGCTTCAGGCCGTTTTTATATTAGGCGGCCTTAATTACTAAGATGATTTATCAAAATATCACCGACGGCAGTGATGGCTGGATCATTCAGTCCAAATAATTGGCGGGCGTCGTATTTCACGGTTGGACCGCGCTTACTTACTTTGTCACGCAGACCGTAATGGTGCACGCGCGCAATGCGCATAACGTTGCCGGCAAAGTAAACGGCGGCTTCGTCTGCCGTAGTTGCTGTTTTCATAAAGCGAGTGGTCTGCAGCTTGCTAAACATTTTCCTGCGTATCCGCCCCTTTTTGCTGCGGCCTTGCGGTTTTCGCTCGGTGTAGGGGGTTCCGTCCGGGTTGCGCTGCTGGCTGATCTGCAGTCGCTGGCGCCGGCGCAATTCATTAGCCCACTGGCGAGTTAACTTTTTCCTCGCCGCTGGGGTTAGCTGTGAGGCGAGGGCGGCCAGCCAGTCTTCAATCTGAATAAAATCACTCATTGGGCGCCCACTGATCGGCGTAAGGTGGTTCCGGTTCAGGGACTGCCTCTACAACCATTTGGCCCCCTGCCTCTTTCACGATCACGCGCTCCGTTAGCCGCAGGTTTATGCTGATGTCGCAGGTGGTGTTATTCAGAATATCCACCTCAAACGTGAAGCCCTTATCTCTGCGGTCTGGGTTAGCCATGATGTCCGGCTGGTTGCGGCGAAGCCAATATAAAATCACTGCGTTCAGTAAATTTTGGTCTGCTGAAAAGTCAGTTATCACCAGGTTGAGGGAGTACTGGTATTCGAATGAAATGGTTGGCGCCAGGCTGGAAACCACGGCTCCCTCATCAACAAAGATGTGCAGTTTGTCTGGGTTTTTCCCCAGATATTCGATCCCGTCAGAGAGGGCCTTTCTCAGTGATTCCGGCTTGTTCATCGCTCTTTTCCTGGCATTGGATAATGGTATCGACCTGATCGGCACACATCGCCCAGGCCGCCTCTACTCGGTTTTTTTGCTGCTCTAGATCCCCGTTGGTGAGCGGGTTACTGGCCGGCAGTTGGCAGGCGATCAGCCTCGGACAGCCAGGCGCGATAAGCTGCACCTCCGGTGATTGCCGGGCGGGCGTGCAGGCGCACAACATCAGGAGGCAAGCGGCCATCAGCCCAGGCTTTAAGCTCTGTATTTTCACGGTACAACCCCGCAATCAGATTTTCACGTTGTGACAGAAGGGCGGCTGTGTTGGTCATCTGCTGACGCAACTCGGCCTGCGCCCGGTTGTTGCTACTGGCGATCAAGCCCAGGGTTATCAGCTCGGCATTTTTTGTTGATAGCTGCGCCGCCATCCCTTCGATGGTTTTTCCCTGCGCCTTGATAGTTACTTGCTGATCGCTGACGGTTTTTTCATAGGTGCTCAATCGCCAAGTTTTCCACCCCAACGCCACGGCAAGAGCCAGGACGCTGGCGGCAACGAACAACCAGGTGCGCGGAATGACGCCGGTCATGCCAGCGCCCCGCCATAGCTGACGTATTTTTTCAGAAGGGTTTCAAGTTTGTGCTCGGGCTGGCCATATCCGGCACCCGGCAGGCTCGCCCAGATATTGCGGCACTTTTTCAACGCCAACTCTATCCGTCCGGCGTTGATGTCAGCCAGGGCGCCGCGCTCGCGGATTAGTTGGATGGCCCATTTATCTTGTGATACCGGCCCAAAGTCTGGCAGCTTCAGCGCGGCACGGTAATGGTCCCAGTCCTTGATCAAAAACTGGTAGCCGCCTGATGCTGTGCTGCGCTGCCCGCGACTGTTAAACACCTTGCCGGGACGGCCGCCAGCGAACGGGTGATCTCGGTAGCTGGGAAAGGTTTCTGCCTTGCCGTCGATGCCGGTCACGATCACGTTGTAGCCGTCGTCCGACCTGGCCAAAAGCGTGGCGCCAATTTCACTGAATCGTAGCGTGTCCAGATAGGCGTTAATGTTAGGAGTGGTGACGATGCGGGCCATTTTTCCCCCTGGTTTTTTGCTTGGCTGGCACCCGTTCTTTTGCCGCGGGCGGTGACGGGATGATCGCCATGATGTTCCCGCGGGAACGAGTAACTGCCATCAGGATCATGAAACTGAAAAGGGCGGTCAGCGCCCCCGACTGCGGAAAGCGGCCGAACGCGGAAAAAATTGGCACGGCGGCGCAAATCATGATCACGACGTAGGCGACGCCGCTGGCCCACGGCTTATGTTTTGCTCCCCGGCGCTGGAAAGCCAGCAGGCGGCCGGCAATGAGCAAGCAAATGATCGACGTTATCCAGTGCATAGTTATTTCCCTCTGAATATGCGGAAAATCGGGCTATCTCCGTCCAGCTTCTGCAATGCGACCAACAAGATTTTGATGGCCACGCCTGCAGCAACGAACGCACCGGCGCCCAGCTTCACCTCAACATCCAGCCCGGTGGCTCTTTTCAGTAGTGCGGCCGCCATTGGAGCGAACAAGCAGCCGGCAATAAAGCTACTGATCCACAGCGCCCCACGGCGCCTCAGTGTCAGCTCCTGCGATGCCAGCACAAACAATGAGGCGCCACCAAAGGCGCCGAGGACAATTGGCGCGGCGTCGCCGGACAAGACGGAGAGAAGCGTGATCCCGCCAAACGCGAATAAAGTGGTGCCGCTTGTTACTGGTTCGCCCATGACATCAATCCCAAAGTTGAATAATTTGCTGTGTGGGTGTCGGCGCAATATCCGGCATTTCTACCGGCGTGCCGTGCGGAATAAATGGCCCGATTTCTGCCAGGCCTGGATTGGCCAATAAGACGACTTCGGATAGCCCCGCGGTGCGGCCATAGTGGCGCCAGCACAGCTCATCAACGGTGTCGTTTTGGTGGGCTATCACTTTCATCAGATCAGCTCTACAGTCATGTGTTTTTCGCCCTGGATTAGCCGCATGGCCCAGCGAGCATCCCGCCATAGCTCATCAATGGATTCGTCCATTCCGTCGGCTCGCTTCCCGCCAGCCCCGGTGGCATCAAAATCGCGATACCGTTCGTTTAAATTGGCCTTTGTGATGCAGTACACCGCGCGGCTGTAGTGCTGAAGCAAAACGCTTTCGTCGTCCAACTTTTCAGCCGGCACATTTTCCAGAGCGGTAAAACCGGCGGCCTGCTGC